CTAATAGTTTGACACATTTTTGAATATGTCTTTAATCTTTTCAGTAGCTTTACCATATACCTTATATATCATTGTGGTATCTGTATGTCCTACTTGAGGGGCTATATACTCAGCATTGATACCCTTGTGAAGACATGAAGATATATAAGTATGTCTTGCAACGTGAGGAGTTAGTCTCTCAGGGAGTCCAATGGTCTCTCCAGCCTCTCTCATGAAGCGGGTCAAACTGTTGTACTGCAAGTATGACGTATTGCTTCTGTTAGGTACTACCCATTTGGTCTTTGAGTTGTCTTTGGCTGTCTTTAAGAGTTGCCATAGCTCCTCGTCATACGTGTAGACCTCTCGAATGCTACTCCTATTCTTAGGCTCTTTCACGATGTACCCTGCATCAGTGATTGCAATGGATTTAGACACATGAGTAACTATGAGGTTATCATCAAGTAGCTCAATGTCATCCCAATGGAGCGCCAGTAGCTCACCAGCACGAACACCAGTCTTAAATAGAAGTTGTATTGCGTGCTCCAGTCTGTGCCATTTGAAATACTGAAATACCAGTTTGACATTTTGACTAGACAAAGGTTTCTTTTTCGCTCTGTGGTGTTCCTTTGGATATTTCACTAGTTGGCTTAGGTCTCGCTCAATGACTTCCGTTCGGTACAACTCATGAAGTGCCTTAGTAATAACCACTCGTACTCCCCATATGCTACTCTTTAAGTGGTGCTCAGTGTAGTCATTGAGTATCTTTGAGGTTATCTCATTATAAGGGACATCTGAGAAGTAGTCTTTGAGGTGCTTATTGATAACCTTTAAGTGAAAGTATTTAGTGGATTCAGCTAGTGTCTTGTCATTCTCATAGAGGTTCTTACAGTAATTATAGAATGACATAGGGTTGTACTTTGGTGCTTCCCTTTCAGTTATCCATTGTTGTCTCAGTGCTTCACATTCAGCTCTTGATGGTAGTCCTTTAGAGTTCCTATATATTACTTCTCCATTGACATCATACCCTATCGGGAATTGTGACAAGTAATAATAGGTCTTACCATTAGATTTTTTGGTAACTTTATTGATTTTTCCTTTACTTAGCATTGTGTGTCCTTTCTGTTGGACAAACACTTTACTATGGCTATCTTTAGCATATAATCTAGTATAAAATTTGTAAAGGAATTGTGAATAGATTTCTTCACTTAGAATGTAACGTCCGCTTTGGTCTTTCCTTAAGTTTGACATACTTTTGAGTTTTGTCCTTATTGTCGCTTCAGTAACACCTATACGGTTTGCAAAAGTTCTTACTGATAACACTTTAGTAACACTACCTTTCAAGATAAAAAAAGGGGACTTACAGAAACAAGTAGCGTTCCATGCAAGTCCCCTATAGGAAAACCAATATTTAATTCATATGAAGCTGGTGGTTATGCTCTTTGTCAGCTAAAGACCAGCTCATGTACTGGTGCTATGAGAATACTTTAGTATGCTAAAGGATATCTCACCAGTTAGAAAAATAAGGAATACTTAAGTAATACCTTTAGGTGTCTTTATATATACCTTTAGTTTTTCTTTTGTTTTCCCCTTCTTCCTATTAGTGTGTCAATTAAATGGCTATATAGTGTTCCAATTAGAAATTCTCAAAAACATTCTCACTAAAAAGTCCACTACCATTAGAATTTCTTAATGTAATTGAAGTGTCCCCTTACGTCAACAGTATCTTCTTTCCATAGAACACCTCGGTCTGGGTCTAACCACTGTTCCAGTTGTTGCTCCATAAGGTCATTCATACCAACTTGTTCGTCTCTGTCCATTTGGTCTAACCAGTACTTAACAGCCATGGTAACAGCATCAAGCCTATCATCATGAGCAAGGCTTCCTCTGTCCCTACTGAGGCGTGTTAACTGGTAAAAGAGGGAATACTGCTGGTTCATCTCATAGATAGCAAAGTCATCAATGATAACTTGAGTATTCACAATCAACTTGTGTCTCATCATGACAGGTTCTAAAGTGTCAATAATGCGTGCTTCCTTCTGGGTATAATTCTTGACCTCACTAATAGCACATGGGTGGGTTCTAATGACCACTGGTGTGAACAGTTTGGTAAACATACCGTCCCCGAAGTTGCCCTCGATGACAATCTCGTTGACACCATGGTATTTCGCTTTGTTCGCCAGTTGTTGCAACACGCTGTCACTATAGCCATCTCTAAAGCCCCCTACTTCCATAATAAATAGGTAACCATTGAGGTACTTAATGACTGCATAGGCGGTCTCATCTTTACCTCTACCACTGGGGTCAATCGCCATACAACAGCCTGTATAACGTACTGTTTCCGTACTACGACTGTTTGGTTCGTGATAATAGTCCCCCTTAAGGGCAACACATGGTACATCTTGAAGCCTGTGCATTCGCTCATTAGACCAACTATAGGTCAAGCTTGCTTCCTCAGGGTCTAAAGAAGACACAATAAGGTCAGCCACTTTGAGAGGATACTTCTCAACGTCACTGAGGTTAGTGTTAAGCATAAACTGAAGGGCGAACCCCGCCTTGCCATAAGACAAACGGCGTTTATAAATTTCTTCTTCATTAAATCGTTTGGGGTCTGTTGGTTTACCCGCCCACTGCTCTGGGTCACTATCGTACTTGTCAGCAATGAGTTTAGCTAAGCGGTCTCCATAGAATTCCCTTTCAGTACCATTCTCAGGGTACATAACTGTCCATATGCGTGTCTTATAGCCACGTTGTTGTAACTCATTGTACAAACTCATTTCATTTTGAGGTGTTCCTAGGTAAATGATATTTCCTTCAGGTTTGATAATAGCGTCAAACTCTTTTACAGCTTCCCCTAGCTTATCTCGTTGTACCTGAGTACCACTATTGTTTGGAATTTCTACGTCATCAGCTAATAGAATATCAGCACGACTACCAGTAATTTGTCCTGTGATGCCTACGGACTTAACTGAAGGTGAAATATCGGGCACTGCTTCACCAACATCAAATTGGTTTTGAGTGTCTCGTTGTCCTTTGCGGGGCAAGAGGTGTTCAAGGAAGTCAATAGTCCGAATGATATTCCTGATGAAGACAGCATTAGCGTCTGCACGGTCTTTAGAAGCCGAAACGATTTCAATTTTAAGCTGAGGGTCTCGCCATAAAGACCAAACACAAAAAGCACAACTGATGAACGACTTGGCTACACCACGAAAACCTTGAATGATAAATCGGTCATTAGGTAAATGCTGTAGACAATTCGCAATATCATACTGCACTGGTGTAGGCTCTGGGAGACTAATGCTGTCCCATACAATGAATAGGAACACTCGAAAGTCTTCTTTAGCTTTCTGAACTTGTTCTTTACTCCACTTATAGCTTGCCATTAGTCCATGTCCTCATCATCAAAAATAGGAATTTCTTTTGGTTGTTCGATAGCCTTTGTAACAATGGTGGTCAAATTGGCTGTTGTTTCAAGTTTGTGGTCTTTCATAAATCGTCTTACTTTTTCAAGGAATGCTGGGTTGCGTCTTAACTCTGGGTCTTCCAGCCCTTCCTTTAACGCCATAACTTCCAGTTCTGCAATGGTATCAATAACCGCTCGTTTGTCAAAAACTGTAGGCTTCTTCTTGTCCATACTTTCCTTTCTATACAAAATGACCTACTCAGGAATGCGATTCAGCACTTCTAATTGTTTTCAGGTGTAATTACCCTAGTTAAAATAGTTAAGTGCTAAAACGCTCTGTGAGTAGGTTTATTTAATAACAATAATATTTTCTTCATATCGTTTGAGATACGTTTCAGGACTTGTACCAAAACGATAAGGGAATAATGCACAATCAGTAATGGTACAATATTTGACTTCATTAGGTTGATTGCATGTGCATTCTAAACATTTTTCTCTGATTGCTTTTGCATAAGATATCTTTTTAGGTACTCTCAAACGTATTTTCTTACTCATTGTTTCTTCTCCTATATAAAACCATTAGAAAACAATTAGAAGTGCTAGAAACGCTCTGTGGTACGCTTCCAGCACTTCAAATTGAATGTCTATTAAAACCACTTGGTCATAGTAGCTGTAATTCTTTTGTCTTTATCCTTTTTAGTCCATAGTTCAGCTTTAAGGTCTGCATCAAAGTCTTTTGTCTGATAACTTGCACGTACACCTACATTAATATCCTGAGTACCCTTGCTTAAGTCATTCTCGATGTATACCCCTTTTTTAAACTTAGGTTGTTCTGGTACGGTCAAGTTAAGTTTCACTTCACGTTCTTCAGTAACCACTAGCTTGCCATTGTCTAACTTGTGACTTTCCTTAACTTCTCCTGTAGGTATCTCATGCTTTTCACCATTGATACTTACAACGATTGGCTTAGGGGCAGACACAACTTCTACATCAGCATCATAAGGTGTAACCTTAGGAACATACTGGTAAGTAGTGGTGTTGGTTGTCTTGTGGTCAATGACTACTGGGTCTTTCTTTGTGGTAACTGGTGGTTGTTGTTGTGGACTGTCGGGTGGGTTTTGATAAAGGTAAAACCATAAGCCAGTAGCTAAAAGTCCAACGAATAAGACACTTACAAAGATTCTGATTGTCTTCTTAATACCCCCAATCATACGCATACCTCTGTGCTCTATATCGAATTTCGTCCCCTAAGCCATACAAGTCCCACCGCATATCTGGGTCATCATCATGAATACCATAACCGTCAATGTCAGCAACTTCAGCGTGTGTCATGACTGTAGGGTAACAAATAGGAGTACCAATTTCGATACAAATTTTAGCCACTACTTTAGCCAGTGTGTCAAGCTGGGCTTCCGTTGGCGGATAGTCCCCATGAGTGACGTAACCATTAGTATCAATCGATGAGCCATAAGCACAATCAAGGGCAATACCAATAGCATTACTATTTCTTCTCCATGTGTGTGCCTTTTTGTCTGTAAAGTCATACATGTCAGTCCATAGTGAGCCGTCAGCGTCAATGTTCAAATGGTAGTCACTAAAGTGCTGTCCGTATCTGCCTGCTGTCCAGTGAAGGTAAATACGATTGATTTGTCCTCTAGCTGGTACTGTGAACATGCTAAGGTCTTGAAAATCAATTTGATTCATCTTTGTTCGTTTTCCTTTCTGATTGTCTAGTTAGGTCTGGCGAAGGGGTTACACCGAATTTCCTTAAGACTGCTAAAAGTCCGTCCCTTACAAAACTTGCTTCTTTTACTCCCATTTCTTTCAAATTTTCTACAATAGAAAAGCACTCAGCTACCACTATCGAAAGATAAATGATAAAACTGAGTGCTTCATCTGCTGGTACACCTTGTACTGTAAAGTCTGGGAATAGGTACACGGCAATGGCTACCAGTATTGATATACCATATGCTCTTGATTTCTTCCCTAGTTCCTCTCTAAATTTTCTACTTTCTAAATATCCCTCTTGCCATGCTCTGAAGAACATTCCCCTGAATGTATTTACAAAACTGCATTCTTTATTGTTGTCCCTGTTATATCTGTCTATAATGCAAAACCATTTGGTAATTACATCGGCAAAGACAAGAATACTAATCAATAGTGACATATTTAGGGCGTTTTGAAACGCTTTCAAAGGTATATTTTCCAATAGTTATTCCTTTCGTTCCTTAGCTTGAATTTCTGCAAGTTTACCTGTTAGTTCCTTAAAACTTGCTTCTAGTTCAGTCACATCATTACCCATGAGCATTGCTCCAGCGTATGCACTTTTGAGTACCTCGATTTTCTCAAAGAGTTTACGCTCTTGGTCTTCAAGGGTTTCAATGTGGACTACTGGTACTACCTCATAGTAGTCTTCACGTTCTACTATAGTAGCATTATTAGCATTACACCACTGGGCTACCTCGGTGTAGTTGTCTAGTTTGTCTTTATAAATCTTAGTCCCAATCATGCTTTATATCCCTCAGCTTTCCAATAGAAACCTTGTCGGTTATCACGATATAATGTCACTATAAAATTTGTATTCGTTGGTGCTTTAAATATTGCTAGCGTTGTTTGCGTACTCGCCTCTTGAGCTGTCCTGCTAGTAATTGTTAGTATTGGTGGGTTTCTAAATGGTTTATGATACGATACCGTTGCTGATGTACTGTTAGTAGGATAAAATGCTCCTTGCTCACACCAACCGTCACTCCATTCTCTCCAATAATCGCCGTTCGCTGGGTTGTGCCAACTGTCAACAATATAGCGTCTATTGAGCAAACCAGTAATGTTAGGAATTTCATCAATAAATGCTAATCGTCTAAATGCTCTATCTTTTACTGCTTGTGCGGCATTCCCACCTCGTGTCCATACAGAAGCACCAGCTTGCTCTATCCATAATTGAGCACACTCTGGACTGTTTGAATACTCGCTCGGTGGTAAATTAATAAGTTGCCCGTATTGCGTAGGTTGCTTTTCAACCTTTCCATTCTTAGCAATAAAGCAACTAAATAAGCCTTTTTGATTCCACTGAACATTTGACAAGTTAGTAAATGATGTATTATCTGGGAATTTATGCAATAAGGCTTGAAGGTTTCGCATATCATCTTCTAATGCAACTACACCTGTTTTATTTGGAATACGCACAAAATTCAATGTAGCTGTATTATCACTATTACGTTTAATAAATGAACCCATGTATTGAGTATTACTCTGTGGTACACCTTCAAATGCTGTATATTCACCTTCATCATTGTATAGTCGGATATTACTGTATGAGCCTGCACGAACAGCAATTAGTTTATTGAAGTCAGCATTAGAAATATCACGTTTTGAAGATAAATCAGAAGTGTTCGCTTTGGTATCAACTGCACGTTTTAAATCATTGACTGCTGTAGTACTTGCTTTTAGTGCCAACTGAGTGTTCACGTTGTCTTTCATCGTGTTCAGTTCGTTCTTGGTTGCTTTTGTGTCTAACTTCTGGTTAACATCTTCAAACAACTGATAGTGAGCGTCTAGTGATTTATTATGACTATCTACTTCAGCCTTAATATCGTTTGGTACACTCTGCTTGTAACTATCAAAGTCACTATTAGTCACATAATCTCCACCAGCGATTGCCTTAGTTTCATCACGGTACGCCCTTGCTTCTTCTGCATAGGTAGCACTTTGTACCATGTTGTCATTCGCATTGTTTGCATATCGTTCAACATCAAGCTTATACGCCAGTGTAGTTTCCATGTACTCTTGTGTTTTATCTTCATGAGCCTTTGCGTTAACTGCACTGGTGTTCGCATTGGTTTCACTAAGGCTTGCACTGGTAGCACTATTGCTCGCATTGGTTGCCATGCGTGTTGCTTGGGTAGCACTTGCGTCAGCTTCACTTGCCTTAAGTTCTGCATGTTGGTTAGACACTTCAGCGTCCCCTGCACTAACCTTTGCTTGTTCTGCATACTTCTTAGCGTCATTAGCACTGGTTTTTGCATTGGTTGCCTGTGTGGTGGCTTCATTGACTTTCGCTTGGCTGGCATTAAGGTATGATTCTTGGGTTTTCTTTAAGAACCCTAAGTTAACTGCTTCGTCATCACGTGCAGGGGCTTTGAGATTCTTAATGTTCTTTAAGCGTGCGTCCCATCGTTTATCTAATTTATCTTCTTGAATACCACTATCAGCCAACCTGTCTACGTTTTCTTCATTCACATGTAGCAACTGAGTGTTAAAGAGGTTCATGTCCTTAGCTCTCAAAATACTACTGTCGTACCACTCAACGGTTTTGTCTGTTGGTGTTTCACGGTAGATTAACAGTAGTGCTCCATTAGTAGGGGTTTTGGTGAGCGTTAAGGTATGTCCATTTACAACATAATCAGTTCCCCATTGCAACGGTCTGCCATTATTAATGGTTGCCTTAACATACTTCACGTTAATGTAGTCAAACGCAAAGGTATAGTTAAGTTGACTATTTGAGCATGTCAAGTAAACTTTGGTCTTGTACGTTCTGTTGTCCATTTCGTTCCTTTCGTTTCTCTAATTTATTCTTGTTATATTCCTCTTGTTTCTTTTGGTGTTCCTTTTGTCTTTTCTTTTCAATATCAGCTTCATCAGCCATGATAGACAAAACGCCTTTAATTGGTATCCAACGGTCAATCGGGAATAGTCGTGTAAGTGGGTCATAATCAGCTTCTTTGTTAGACGCAAGGTTCGCCATAATTTCAGGCATACTTGCCGCCCCATTGAATGCTCTAAAAGCACTCTGTACGGCAGGGAATTGAGTAATAACATTGTATGCTAAGTTGTCTGATTCAGGCATACGGTCAACAGTAGTACGACTAGAAGTACCGCCGTTCGTCATTTCCCATGCGTCATTAGCGAATGAAAGACCACTCAATACACTACTTCTTAAAAGACCAGTAGCAAGCATTCGTTCAGGTGTGAGTGTCTTTTCAAGGTACGCTTGGCGTTTTTCCTCGTTGCCCCCAAAATACTTATACGAATTGAAGAATACTGATAACGCCCATACTGCCCCATTACTTAAAGCTGTAGTCATAAGAAGTGTTACGTCTTCACGTTCACGACTGTTGAGTACACGCCCTAAGTGACCATTAAGGGCTACCTGTGAGAAGTTCTTAAACTGAAAAGCAATACCTTGGAATAAGCCCCACCACCCATTCATTTTCTTTGAGGTGTTCCATAGGTCAGGCTGTAGGATTGCCTTTTGACTTGATAGGTCTAGAAATGCTTCTAACTTCATGTAACTTGCCATGTCCTCGTCTTGCCACTTAGTGATTGCCTTAGAGAGTGCGTCTTTTTCGTCCCCTAAGTGCATCAATCGTGTTCTTAAGATGCTCTTAAATTCCTCTGCATTGGTAATACCTGCTTCAGCTAGATGACGGTTGCTAAAGAGGTCCTTTCGCAATGTACTCTTGAATTCTCCTCTAGCCCATAACATCATCTCTGGTAAAATATCAGCTTTGATACCTGCAACACTCAAATGTGTTAACCGTGTGATTTGATTAATGGTAGACGTTATTTTGCCCCCATACTCAACAGCACTTTGAACATTACCTAAGATTTTCATAGTAGCCCCTTGCTGTTCTGCGGCTGTCTCAAATAGACTACGCTTAAGCTGAGGGTTAAACCATATGTGTTGTGCTAAGTCATACCCTAGGTGTCTATCTCTGAATTCTTTAAGTTGAGCGGCACTGAAGTCTTTAGAATACTTAAGGTTATGCAATAGGTCATGTAAAATAGGAACATAATGTGTTAATGCTCGTACTCCTACTTTACTAATACCGCCTATCATTTCAGCTATCTGGTTGATACCAAAATTGAAGCCATTCTGTCTATACGATTCCCCTAAGAGTATTCTCTTAATCATATCAGGGACGGTATTAGGATTTACTGCTTCAGGGAATATTAAAGACCCGCTAGTTCTCTGGAATACGTCTTTAGTCTCCTCAAGTTCTCTTGCCATGTCTTTCATGCTGATTTTCTTTTGTTGTACAGCTTCAGCTAATTCACCCTCGATTCTCTCATAGATTTTCTTTAAGTCAGTCACAGGGTTATCAATGCCGATTCTTTTGAGTGCCATTGTACCACTGGAACGATTCGCAACATATGCCATGATTGTACTGAGGTCTTGATTTCTAAGGCTGTCATTAAAGGTGAATAAAGACCCATTAGGTAATTCAAAGACCTGTGTGGTGTCCATCGGTAAACGCCCTTGGTAATACCCCATACGGTTTGAGCCTGCATGAAGGTCACTCGCTAAGGCATCTTGACGGCATGTAATTTGGTCAGCCCAATGACCTGATACAACATCTCTAAAGAGTTTCTCATCTGTTGCTATTAAGTTTCGTACTACATCTTCCAGTTCTTCCCTATTGAGATAATGATTAGGATTTCCATCATATTTCTCAACGAATTCATAAGGAAGTCCCGCTCTTTTCATGATTACGTCCATTTCTTTGTCTGATAAATCAAGATTCATGATGTAGTCTGTCTTGAATTTATCTGAAATGTCCCCCCAATGAATTGATTCTCTAGCTACATTTTTCATATATTCAAAGAATTTCTTATCACTGCTAAAGAGTGTTCTCAAGTACCCCTGTTTGTCATAATCAATACGTCTCCATAATTCGCCTGCCCCTTCAAAATCTTTAGGAAGTGTACCGTTGATTTTATGAAGTCTTAAGTCTAAGTCTCGAAAGTCCTTAACTGCCTGCACAGCGTCATTAATTGCCTTGCTAGTTGATGTATAGTTTTCTACATTGTACGGATTATAGAGACTATCGTATACTCTATTGACTTCCTCATTAAATTGTCTTCTATTGCTGTTTGTATTGACATGACCTGTTTCAAGACACCATTTATTAAAAGCGTTCATGTAGTCGCTTTGAGGTTTCTCGTATTTCTTCATGAGAATTTTCTTCTGCATAGACACCGCTACATTACCAGTGTTGTTTGCTTCTCGTAACCTTGGGTCAATACCAAACAATTTACCTACTTTATTCATGGTAGTAGACACTGAGTTGATAAATACACCATAACGATTTCCTACCCATCTGTTTGTCTCAGCTTTACGCCCTGCTACCTGTACTACTTTAGAGCCGCCTAACTGCTGTTCACTGTCTACAACATCTTGACTTCTAATGTAACCTGCATTATTTTCTGCACGCCCTTCTTTTTCAAGTCTAAATGGGTCATACTCAGTGGAATTCTTAGCGGCTTCTTTTGTCAATTCCTCAGGGTCAGCATACATAGCGTCATTTTCAACTGCTTTAGTTATCAGGTTGTCTTCCGATAAGTGAGCACCATTGACAAACATACTACCATCATCAAGTTTAACTGTGAGGTCTCTAAAAGTACCACCATTCTTGATGTGTCTTGCAATTTCCATGAATTGAGTACCCTTAAGTTTACCCCCTACAATGTCTTCAAAGTATTCTTTAATGACACCTGTTTTTGGGTGTTTTTTGTACGCCAATGCATGCTTAGCAAGGTCTTCTATTGTTTCCAACTGGTAGGCTTCCATGAGTTTTGCAACTTTTGGCGGTCTCAAGTAAATAGCGTCAGGTTCATTGTGAAGATACTTCATGAGCTGACCACCATTGATTTCCCCCTTGATTTTAAGACCATAACGGTCATTAAGAATATTAACCAGTTGACTATCTACAACTTTGTCTCTAGCCATTGCACTCTGGGTAACACGTTCTATTAGGTCATCATCAAGGGGCTGAAGACCCTTCAATGGTGTTACCTTTTGAGCTTCTGCTCTAACCGATGGGATATTAGCCTGCATTTCATCAGCTACCCTCACAGGGGCTTTAGGCGGTTTTGTCTCAGTGAACCCTTCAATTGCCTTGTTGGTCATCTGGGTGACTTCCCCTTCAAACTTCTTCAAGTTTTCACCTTTTTCAACATAAGGGGCAACTAATGAGTGCCGCCTTAGAAAAGACAAACCTGCCCCTGCCCCTGCCCCTAAGAGGAATGACATGGCATAATTGTTGTTATTCCAATAACCTGACTTATTGGCAACATACTGGTCAGCAACATTGATAAGACCATTTGTCAGCCCAATTTCAGTCATGTGAGCCATTGGAGAAGCTAATAGTTTACTTGCCATGCTAAGACCTGCACGACTTACTAGTTTAAGACCAATTGCACTTTGACCAACAGCGGGTATCAAATTCAGTGGGTCTAAAAGCGTCCCTGCCACCATACCAGTGACACCCATTGCGGTTGTACTACGATTTTCAATTCGTTGTTCACGGTCAAAGTCTTCACCCTTCATTTTAGCAAGTAGAAGTAGTTGTCTTTTGTCCCATGCATCTTGTCTTAATTGCTGAAATGTTTCATAGCGTCTACCTGATTGTGCCTTATATTCATCTTCAGAAAGCCCTATTCGTGTCATGGCTTCTTTAAGTGTAGCGTCATCAAGGTCATTCATGAGGTCTTCCTTGCCGAACCCCATCATCTCGTTAGCCCCCATAGTGAAGTAATTTCTACCTAAGCTAACTGAGCCATTGTTGAGCCATGAGTTCGCAAAGTTATCCGCAAAGTCAGACCACCACCCACCACTGTTCTCATTAGCCCCTCTGGTGATATCATGGTATTCACTGTTTCTCTGTAGTGAGCCTTGAGAACCATAGGGTGAAATAGGGGCATTCTGTAGGTAGTACATAGGGTTAAGACCACCATAGAAGTTAGTATTCTGCAGAACGGTCATTGGGTCTTCATCATCAGTCCCACCACCACTATATGACCCTGCACTGCCATCACTATTGTTGTACAACATCTCGATATACTTAGGGATAGTGGTGGTGAAGTAGCCATTGTCATGTAAAATTGTGGCATATTCTTCAACGGTTTTTGCATTATATATCTCAGGGTAGTAATCATAGAAGCTTCTCTTAATATCCGCATACGCTTCCTCAGGTGTTGCATATTCCTTGTAGTATGCCCCACCTTCTTTTGGCGGTTGTCTTGCCCCTGATTTATTTGGTGTCATGCCTTGCGTTAGACCACCAGGGTTATTTGTTAATAGGAATACCTTACTTGTACCATCTGTTGATTCCCCCTTATGTTGCCATAAAAGGAAGTCAGCAAAGGTTTTACCTTTATCAGCGGTTGCAAGGTCATGTATCCGCTCTAAAAACCAATGTGCCATTTGTCTCCTTTCTAGTCTTTTACGTCTACGCCATCAACATAGTTTTGAATAGCGTCTATGACTTCTTGTTGACTGTAGTTATTTGTACTGCTACTTCCTTGTTTTGCATATTGGTCTGTAGCATAGTTAACATCATTAATAATTTTGTCTAAATCATAGGATTTAAGACCATCAGGCGTGCTAACACTTAGATACATTTGACTACCATTAGAATTCCATGTTGCCTTATATCGGTACTCATTTGTGTAATAATTCATGATGTACTGTAGTGCTTGATTAGTTCTTGATGTGTTTCCGTTGACAATCTGCTGATAGTCAGTAGCAGGTATAAAGATACCATGCACAGCTACATATTGCTGTTGTACTGCAAGTCGTGCAAGGTCTTTCGATTGCTCCTCACTATAAAGACCAGTAGCATAATAACTCTCAGACAACTTACTAATTTTATTGGTTATATCATAAGGGAGACTATCAGGGTTGTAACTATATGGGGTCTCAGCGTCATAATACAAGTCGTACACTGAGAGGTCATTAACGGCAACATATTTTAAGTTGTCTTGTATTCGTTTGCGTTCATCAGGGTCATTCAAGCGTTTTCTACTTTCACGGTACACTTGTAACCCTTCCTGTTCACCGTTAGTATCCACTAACATTTTCAAGACAGTCACATCATTAGCGTATTGACTGCCAATAGCTTCCTCAATGTATTTACCACTTTTGCCTGCAAGTTTTAACGCCATAGCAACTGAAGGGGTCATCTCGCCACGATTAAGGTCAATCGCTAAGTGTTGACTAAAGTAGGCTTGAAGTCCCTTTCGTGCTAATGGCGTATTTACCATAGTAGCAACTGAAGCGTCATCTCCTGCCTGCACCATTTCATCAATGCGGGCAAGCATGACAACATTCATTTCAGCTACATTACCACCTAAGGCTTCTAATTCCTTTTCAGTCTGAGGAACACCAACAACTTTACCTGATGTAACATTATTAATTATCTGATTGTACAGTGCAGTTCGTGTCTCTGCCGTGCCCTTAAGACCAACTTGTCTAGCCTGTCTACTTAATAGTGCTTTTTCTTCAGCTTCCAATTGTTTAGCTCTTGGTTCAATGAATGGGGCAAGCCGTCTGGCTTTCTCTGGGTCAGTCTCCATATTCTTCTCGTGCCAGTCACGCAATGCTGAAGCCGATGTAAAACTATTGAGTTCCTTTTGGTCAGCAACAGCTTGTTGGTTCATCATTCGTTGAGACTGAGCGGTTGTCAATTCAGTTAACGCTTTAGGGTTGATGGTATCCTTAATTGGTTTACCTCGGTAGTCAGTGAATTCACCTAAGAAGTTAACAATACGTTGGTCTCCAGTATGTTCAACAGCTTTCTGCATGATTTCCTGAAGTAACTTATATTCAAACTCAGGGTCTTTCCCTTGTGTCAAATTGACCTGTGTCATGAATGGCATGAATAGCTCTCTGAGTTCTTCATCAGTGATATCCTTACGATACTGAAGACCCCTAAAAATATCATCTGCCTGAGACAAAAGGGTAGTAAAGCGGTCTTGTTGGTACTGCTTTTCCTTTTTGTCTAGGTAGTCTGAAGACACATTTACAACGTTTTCAGCCTGTGCGTCAAGGTAACCATTGTAAAAAGCATACTGGTTGTCAAACAGGTTTGGATTTTCTTCTGACCATTCATTAAAGCTCTTTTCCATGAAGTCATGGTAACGCTGTTGTTCTTCTTCAAGACTACCTGCTAGTGGCTGATTCTGAGACCATATACGATACTCTTGATTGAAGCGGGCATTAGTGTACTTCCCTCGTAACTGGTCTAACACACCAATAGCATACCGATTGTCAATCAAGTTGTATTCACCAGTGTTCGCTAAGATTTGAGCGTTAGACAAAGTTTGTTTCTCTTTATCCGATAGCTTCTCAAAGTATTGAGGGGCAATTACCTTAGCGATTTCAAATTGATTCTTCTCATTTTGTAAATCTTGTTGCCCCATAGAAACGCCTAAGGCTTCTAGGGTTTTGCCAATTCGTTCCCTAGTACCATCTTGTACTGGTGTGACGTTCCAATTTTGCTGTACGCCTAACAGTCGTTTCTCATAAGTAACCTTTTGGTTAGGCATATATTGCTGAGCTGTGCCTATTGCCTGTGTAACTTCACTTGGCATTTACTTTTGTCTCCTTTCTAGCGTACGCCAAAACGTCTATATGCACTTGCCCCCCACTGCATATTATTAGGGTCTTGAGCATAACTTCCTGAGTTGTAACTACGACTACTAAACCACCCTGATGTTGGCGGCATGTAACTATATTGTCTAAAGTACCCTGTACCAAAATACATTGCACTTGTTGGGTTATCATAAGCACCTGCTTGGTACTTCATTGTGCTGTACAAGTTATTACTATCAAAACGTGTGCGGGTGTCTCCTGCCTCCTGTGTTCCAAAATGAGCTTGCTGAAATGCCTTAATGTTCTTCATTTGGGAATACCACTGATACCCATTGTTAGCCATTCTAAAGAGTAGCTCACCCTTGCTCGGTAATTTAGGCGGGTGAAGACCTGCTGTATAGCTTTTGGTGTACTGAAGTTGCTGTTCTTTATTGAGGTCAATTTCATTGCTTCTTCTAGTGTAGGTATCTTTCTCACTCAAGGCGGTTCTCAACTTTTCAGCATGAGTTGCTCTATTGAGTAACCTGCCAGTCTTGCTATCGCCCATTTCTTCAGACACAGCATTTTCAACACTACCGATGAGACCACTAGAATTGATTTCTAACTTCTCAAGGTTCGCTAGACCAGTCTCAAAAGCGTCTCTCCGTTCTTCTTCATAGTTCTGGAACGCATAGTTCATGGTCAGAATAGCATTTTTAGCTTGCTCTGCCATTTGTCTCCCTTGAGCTTTCGCTTGTTCACGTTCACCCTTCCACTGGTTATAAGTGCCAATTAGCTGAAGCCCTAAGCCTAACCAACTCATAGCTCACTCTCCTTTCTAAATTTGTCTTGAACGATAGGTAACATTTCCTCTCCATGTGTAGCCTACAAAACTACTTGGTAATGGGCTACTGTTCTTAATTATGATTCTGGTGTCTGTGTTCTTGTTGTGCAATGGTACACGGAACGCCCCTGTTACAAGAGGGTGAAGACCAATGATGTTTTCTTCATGCCCTAAGATACGCCCTGTAAACTTAGCTATGCGTGACGGCTTCCCTACATAGTCAACACATACGGTAAACTCACCACTGTCAGAATATTGGAATTCGATTTCCTGCAAGACCAGTCTATAGTTTTGCATAAATGTAGTACCACCTTGGTCAGCCTGTTTGATATACAGTGTAGTTAACTCAATTTGCATTGTGTAGGCTGTTCCTACAATCGCTTTGACCCCTGTGAGGGTCTCTTGAGTTTTACACAAAAAGACACCATTTTCATCACTTTCAAAGGTTCTACCATCAGGCAACACTAAGAAATACGTCTGTGCCTTTGTGTCTTTGAAGTAGTCTTTAGCGTTCCATGTGTAGGTCATGTTGTAGTTATCAAATGTGCCGTTAAGGGTAACAATTGATTTACGGTCAATGAGTAACCGATATGGTTCACTCTCAAAGTCTTTCGTATTAAAGTTAATCATGAGTTTTTCAAGGTAAACCCTGCCGCTTCTCTTAATGACAATATAGAGGGTACTACCAATGAAGTCAGCTCCAATGATTTCACCTGAGAATACCCACTTAGACCAACTTGATTGTATCTTTTGTTCCTGAGCGTACAAATACTTGTATACGAATAGGCTATCTTTAGCCCCCTCAGTGAGAGCCATAATGAGATGTTCATTTTCACATGCAATGAGACCATACATATTATTAGGAATGTAATTTGGAATGTGTGACGTGATGTTATTGCTGTCTTTACTGTTGTTTCCATCATAGACCGCATAGTATTCCAAAATGCTTGCAAAGTTAGACCGTTTAGACGAAAAGTAAAGGTTTCTCCCTACGCCTATAGGTTTAATGTTGGTGTCATTCTCAAATTCTGTTACCTGCTTAAGTTGAACATTTTTTGGAGACAATGCACCATCAGCAGTTAAAATAAACTGGGTTTGTCTACTGAACAAATATAGGTCTTGATTAAAAGGTACTGCACTGAATAACTCTGATATTCTGTTGTGAGAGACGTTTACATCAATAGGGTCTGTATCAACGATTGTGGTTGCACTGTCTACCCAAAAGTTCCAATAGTCTCCACTTTTAGAAAGACAAACGGATTCCCCTGCAATAAGTCCCAAACGGTTGCGATAACTAAAGATGTCACTATTTTTTCTACCAACAAAGGAAGGCTCTGGGTTGCTATCGTTGTCCCCTGCTTCTCTGTTCGCCCACTCAATAGTTGTAAACTTGAATGTTCCATTAGCTTGTCTAATTAGCCTATGTGGTAATGTTCCATAGTTAAACTTATAGAGAATATTAGGAGCGGGGCATTCTTCCCATAAGAGTGACTTTTCGTTATACCTTAAGTAATAATCATCGTCCCCATTAGATTCACCATACACTCGTACAATGTAGCCATCTCTGTGTGTCCTTGGTAAATCGGTATATTTCTGTACGTCATGCTTGAATGCACTAATGGCTTGACTGTTGAAGCCATCACGAACACGAATGTTTCTATTAGTCATTTTCCAGACAATAAACCAACTTTCACCACCGATATGATAAATGTCATACCCCTTATCACGCATTTGATTAACTAATTGTTGTGCAATGTTGTTCGTGCCGATTTGTGTAGTATGGCTTGGGTCTGAACCGTTTGGTGTCTCATAACTTGCCACGGTACTACCATCAACGATGACTTCATATTTTCGTCCATATTGACCACTCTTAACGTATACTGTAGCACCATCTGCCCGCCCTTCTTCAGTTTTAGCCGATGTATTCATAGCTACTGTAGTGTTCTTATTTACGATGAACGTATGGTCAGCCATGGTAATTACTTTAATATCTCTTAGAGGATTACTTGTCTTTAAATACTCAGAGTGTTCAATGGTAACTGGCTTAGCGTTCCCCTTAACGTCCCATATTTTAACAGTAGACCCATCGAATGCCATGATGTACTGTTCGTTTTCATCACGGTTTACAACGTGAATTTTTGGTCTAATTGAAGTAGACAAAGAGAGTTCCGCAACGTGTACCGTTGGCGGTCTTTTCTGGAGACCATCAGCTTCAGTAGAAAAACCATTGATTTGTTCCTGAAGTTGTTCCATGTGTCTCATGATTGGCGGCTGTTGTGAGATACCACTGATTATATTTTTTACTACCTGTGCTATTCTTCCCATGATTACGTCCTCTTGAGGTCACTACTGATTTCTGTATTGTTAGCCATAGAAGGTTTTTCAAGGTCAATCTCATAGTTGAAGACAGCAATTTTAGCTACTTGTTCTTCTTGCATGAGTGCATTCATAGCCAACTCGTCACCTAAATATCTAGTAGCGAACAAGCGTGCACTCTTGATTGTGATGTACTCTCTAAAGGCTTCAGGAAGTTCTTCAAATGGTACTAACACAATAGCTTCCACTTCAAAAGACCCATCAAATTTGTCTGTATTATTCGTTACGTCATACACAAGACCACCACGATTTCTAAGGAAGTTCCCCTCACTACTGCTCACTCGTAACAGTGTGCTGTCCCATGCGATTTCTTTCGTAAATCTATCAGGATTCATCTGGTAGTTGCTAACGGTATTAAACGTATAGCCATCTATTTGTACTTGTCTATTGACGCTCTTGAGAATTCTATATGCATTGTCTACATCAATACTGCCGCTGTCTTCAATGGTGTCAACAGGGGCTTCACCAATAGCCGCTAAGATTTCATTGATAGCGTCCAATGGTGTCAATGGTGTCAATATCATAGTTGTGTCCTTTCAATAAAAATAGGGAGACCACTTAGTAGTCCCCCTTGAAGTTAAACTAGATTAAACACTAGCTTTGATTGTACAAATTGCACTGGCTTCTGGGCGTAACCCGCCATGTCCCAATGCATATTTTGCAATAATCTGGTCTGCTTGGTATTCAGGTCGGCGTGCCTGTTCCAATGCAAGGTCTTTAAGTTTAACGGTTGCTAATGCTGTGCGGTGACAAGCAAGGAACGCAACGTCATTCTTCAATGCTGTTGGGAAGTCATGACCCTGAGGGGCTGTACCCACCATACCAGTTTTGTCTGCACCACCAATGGTTAAGTGTGGTACTTCAACGATATTAAACCCACATAACTTAGTTAAATCACCATCAACAATAGTAGCTACTGCACCATAGTCACGGTCAATTGCTGTCTTGTTAGCAATAATTGCGGAGATAGCTTCAGGTTTCATGTATGCGAAACGGTCAGTTGGTGGTACATAGTTATTACTAAATTTAGCTTTAAGTTCAAGTAAAGACTGAACGATAGCTTCACCATATTCAGGGTTAATACCAGTAGCCTTCACTGTTTTAGCAATTTTAACTGGGCTACCTGCACCAGTGTAGTTTTCGTTGGTTTCCTGAGTGAGTTTTGCAAGTTCTGCTAACATTGCACCATCAGCGGATAATGCAAGGGCTTCACCTAACTGATTCGCATACTCAGAACGAACATCAAAATGATTCATTGCTTCAAACAAGTCACTAATTAAAACATCGGCTGTCAAAAGACCATCAATGTTAATAACTCGTTCATTGTGTTCCATAGCCGTACGTTGGTCATCAAGACTATTACCTACTTTGAGGTACTTAGCGGTTGTACGCCCCATTACAGGGAAGGAAGCGGATTTACCACTAGAAATAGTTTTAATCATGTGATTATTCATAACTTTAGAAGTACGTGTGAAAGCCGTTAAGACCTCACCACTGAACACTTTAAGAAACATTTGTAACTCATCGCCAGTGTTCTTCACTTGACCTTGTTTAGTAATTCCTTGAATTGTTGCCATTGCTTAAATCTCCTTTGTCTTATAAATTAGAAAAATCTGTGGCTTTTACTTTTGCTTCAACTTGAGCACGATAAACCTTGTCATCGTAGTACCTTGGGTCACTGATGGCTTTTACCATTTCTTTTTGAGATTGATAGCCCTGAGTTGTACCTGTAGTCACTGTGCCGTTCCCCATAATGGTTGGCTTAGCAGTACCATAGGAATTACCCATTTGTGCCTTAAGACCATTGATGTGAGCCTTAATAATTGCAAGGTTGCCAGTCTGAAGAACACCGTTGAATGCGTCCATGGCTTCATTCCCCTGTGCTCGTACAAACTCTTGGATATTACGGAAGTCCACCTCTGTGCCTGCAAAAGACAAAACAGTATTTGCAAACTTTTCAGCACGCAATTCAAGATTGTCTAAATAAGCTCGAATGGCTGTCTTTGGATATCCTGCATTTTCCAACTTGCTTAATGTGGTCTCGCTCAATTCACCCTTGGCGTTGTACTCATTACTGATTTCATCAAAGTCGATTCCCTTTTCAGAAAGCTCAGTTTTGAGTTGGGTCTCCAGTTCAGTTTGACTATTCATTTCCTCTTGAACGGACTGTAGCTCAGTTTCCTCTGCTGTATTTTCTTCAGGTTGTGCGTCCTGTTGTTGCTGTGTGTCTGTTTCCTGAGTTGTCTCTGTTGTTACTTCTTGAGTACCCTCAGGCAATTGTGGTTCTGCTTCTACTGTCAAAGTCTCTTGATTAGAAGCTGTTGATATTTCAATTTCTGCCATTTGTTACATCTCCTCTCCCTGTGACGGTTGCTGTTGTAGTCCTTGTTCAGCCGCTTGCATAGCTACTTGTTGACCCATAGCCTGCTCTTGTTCAGCTTGCAGTTCTTCTTGTGTCTTCACTAGCCCGCTAGTTTCAATACCTAGACTTGTTGCAATGCTTGTTACAAGGTTGCTAACGTTCATCATTTGTAATGCTTCAGGCATTTGACCGACTGCACTTAGGAAGGTCATATATTTGTTAAAGTCATGACCACGCCCTAATGCTTCCATACCAGTGGTAATAGTAGGCTCTACTACACCATCAGGAAGCTGTACGATTTCACCCTGTGACATTAAGACCGCCATAATACGCTTAATAAGTGGCAATTGTAGTTCTTGAGACAAAATGCTATAAATACCGCCTAGGGTATCTTCAAGTTCACTTGCAACGGTTCTAATTTCTTCAGCCGTTACACGCTCAGCATTTCGTTGTACTACACTGCTCAATAAAAAAGAAAAAGATAGCCGTTGCTCCAATCTATCGTGATATTGAAGGGCTATCTGTAAGTCTGGATATTTACTTAGTTGTAGGGCTTGTACGTCATCTGCACGCCCTGTCACAAAATCGCCACTCTTAGCGTCTTGTAATTTCTTTGGTCTCGTTAACCCATTAGGGTTTACAAGGAATAATACTTTGGAAGATACCATAGCAACAAATGAGATTGCTTTTGATATATTTTCTAAACTCAATAAGTCCCCATAGTATTCCTCAATGAAAGACCGCCCATAGCTTTCACCATCTTGTTTGGTCATTCTTAATGGAATATAAGGGGCTTTATCAATTGGATAATTCTGTTCGCTTCCCTGAACGATACTCTCGTTGATTTCTTGAAATGTGACCCATTCATCTCCATTTCGTTGAATTTTCGTGTAGACCTCAATGTCATCTTCAGGCTTGTTATCAGCTACCAGTGATTGAAGTTCTTCAGGTAGTGCCATTTTAGCTACTTTGTCTAATGTAACGATTTGCAACACGTTGCCTAAAGGGTCACGCCTGATAACATATTGTTTCAAGTTGTACATGCGTGCCCCACCTTCAGCAGGTGGCAAGAATAACAAGCAGTTGCCCGCAATGAGTAATTGCAAGAGACACTCATTGACTGTAATACGAATTTGATTGTCTTCAATGAAACGATTCACTCGTTCTTCAATACGCATTAACGCTTGGTCAGCCTGTGCCATTTGCTGTTCGTCTACACCCATAGCTTGCAGGTCAGCAGGTGAAATACCTAGTCTGAAAAAGCGTTCGTTTGGTGGGAACAGTGCAAGGTTCAACTTGCTAGACAAATTATTAATTCCTCGTGCCCCTACTGATTGATATGGTTGCTCATATTTGGTCTGAGCATTGTCATTCTCTTTAGGGAACAATGCAGGAATTGTCAGTTTAGCATTAGCTTCCGCTCGTTGAGTGTATGGGTCTCTATCAGTTTTCAACTTGTTAAACGTTGACTTAGCGTCAGGAATTAACTGTAGTTTTTCTGCCATAAGCTACCCCTATACGTTAAGACCAGTACCGCCGCTATTAGAACCTGTACGGTCAATCAGGAGCGACTTTCGACTAATCTTATTTTTCTTCTTAGAAGTACCTAAAGTAGGGGCTTCAGGTGTTACTGCTTCTGTCTGAGGGACTAACTGCTGTGCCGTTACGGTTGGCTGTGGAATTTGTACAGGATTGCTTTCCCCTTGACCACCAAAACCTAAGACACTACCTACTACTTTGGTAATTGGTCTAAAAACTTTACCAATTGCTCTACCAACACCACCCATATTTACACTCTCCTTTCTTCAATGCAGGCATTAAGATAGTTGATAATTTCATCTCGTATCATAATGCACGCTAGTTTACCTTCAGCACTCATACTTTCTTTTTTCAAGATGTATTCATTGCTGAAATTCTTCATAATATAATCAGGAAGTTCTTCCGCTACTCTTGGGAAGTCTAATTCATCACTAATCATTTTCACCTCGTACTACCTTTAGAAACACATTAGATTTCAATTGAAAGCCACCGTGTCGCATGTAGCCGTTCTCAATAACTTTCTTATTGCTTGCCAGTAGGTTGCCACTCATGATAATTTGAGCATTCCATGCGTTCGCTAGTCGGTCTAATTCTCGCATTGCTTCTCGTTGAATACCAGCGTACTCAGGCTTCATGCATAAGACCAGTTCTTCAGTCACTACACGGCTTTCACTCCACCATATTTCGCCAACTTGAAAAATCAGTAGACCTACAAGCTCGTCATCTTTGTCATACCATGTACGAATTGCACCAGCCTCTTGTACTTCATGAAGGGTCTGTACGATTGCCTTTTTAGACAACAAATGATTGCACACTTGTTGTTTCTTAGCTATCTCAATAAATTTGTCTGCAATGAGACTATATTCAATTTCAGGGTGTCTTAACTTGTGGTCTTTAATCACGGTGTCCATAACCTCACCTCTTTAGTTTTCTTGTTGTAATAGCCTTTACGTAAAATGAAAGCTAACCTTGCGTTTCTCAATGCTTCTTCCTCGGTACTTCCATTGCGTTCATAGGTATCAACAACTGTTTCCCATGTTGGACTTTCATCAAGTATTCGTCTTGCTCTTACGTCTCCAATATGAGGGCAACCTTTGTAGCCGTCTGTGCTATCTCCTATGAGCGTTTGGTACAAATGAAAGTAATTAGCTTCCTCAAGTGTTACCTCATAAAACTCATTACGCATAAAGTCATATTGTTTACAAGGAATACATCGAAAGTCCTTATCGCCACTAATGGCTACATCGTTTTTACCAACGGTGATACCTACAACATCATCAGCTTCAAGTCCTTGGTACATCAATGTGTTGTACTCTTTGGCTATCCACTCACGCATAGGTTTGTAGCATAGTGGTCTTCGTAAGGTATTTCGATTAGCCTTGTAATCAGAAGACACAAGTTTCTTTCTAAAGTTATCGGGGTGGCTAAGACACATCACAATTTCAAATTCACCACTAATGTTGTAGTGTTCCAGTACTAAATCCACCAGTTCTTCAACGTGTTCATCAAAAGCTTCTTTAACATCATCAAAGAAACAATGAAGGGTGTACATTCCACCGTCCCATTCGATTACCTGTTCACTTCTATTACATGCAACATACAAAAGCATGTCAGCGTCAAAAATAAGTTTGGTCATTTGTTGTCTTTCTAATAATCAGTAACTTTAATATCAAACTCGTCAACTTTATAAGGTTCAAACTCGTTCATTTCTCTACGAATAAATTCTTCTTCACTCTTTGCAATTAAGTCATTGTCCCTATAAATTGATACGTCCATAGTGTATTCATGTACCAATTTAAAGGACACCTCTACTTTTACCGTCTTTAATAACATGTGATTCTCCTTTAGTGACAATCAGCCCAATTCCTACCGATTTTACCTTCAGTATCAAGTTGCACTCTAAAGTTAAACTCGTGCTGTACATCACGTACTGCCTCTTGTGCTTCACGTACGACTACTTCGGCTATCTCTTGGGTTCTGCATGCACATTGAAATTCATCGTGTACCCACGCCATCATTGCATAATCGCCGTGCCAATCATGAGTTAACCCTAAGTCAGTCAAGCGTTCTTCTGTGCGTGTTATCCACCGTTTACAAATGAGTGCCCCTGCTGATTGCAATAGTAGGTTCAATGCACTGTGCAATGACCGTACATGTAGTTGTCTACCGTCAAGTCCAATGAGATATCGCCGTTTCCAGACACGTTTATGTCTAGCAATGCTGAACGGTGCTAGTGTGTTCTTGATTCCACTAGACAACTGCTTGATTGCTGGTGTGTTCTTTAAGAATTTGTCTTTAAGTGCTTTACCATGTTCTGCACTACCACCAACGATTTCACCAATTTTTGCATTACCACCACCATACAAGAATGCGTAAATAAATGTTTTTGCTTGATTTCTTGTTTCTAGCCCTGCATTCTTTTGGTTAGCCGTATGAATATCTCCATTGAGAATTGTGTGTGCATACTCGCCGTTGTCATAAGGGTACAAATAATGTGCTAGACACCTAAGTTCCAGTCCACTACAATCAACGCCAGCCTGATACCAGCCTTCTGGTACACAAAATAGTTCCCTACATTCTTTACCATATTCAGCACTCACTGCTGGTACTTGAGCTACATTAGGGCTGTTATGAGTGGCTCGTCCTGAGACTGCCCCATTAGGGTTAATTCTGCCGTGTATCTTGTTGTCTTTCCCTACAAGTTTCAACCACGCATTCTTACCTTCAGCCAGCTGTCCTAGTCGTTTAGACAACATGAAAGACTTACTATAGAGTTCTGCTATGCTCTTTACTTCATCATTAGCATTTTGGTCTTTACTGATTGCCTTGAGAGTTTCTTCATTAAGTTTCAACTTACGGCTCTTTTCCTCGCCATTGTTGTCTACCTCAATGTCATACATACAGTCTAAAAACTTGTATTTATAATGGTCATTCAGTATGTAATACAACTGTTGTCTACTGTTTGGGTTAAACTCTTTGTACCGCTGAATGGCTACACCGGCTTGATACCCTAGTCTCTTGTTGTCTCTCTTAGGTACAAATACCTTATCAGGTATCTTTGGAGCGTACTCAGTAAGTTCATCAACGATACGCAAGTATTCTTTCTCAAGTATCATCTTGAGTTCCAGCGCCTTGGTCATGTCAAAGTAAAAGCCATTGTGCTCCATTTTTTGACATAGCCATTGAGCTTTATGTTCTATTTCACTTGCGTGTTCAGTAAAATTCTTAGAGACCAATTTGTTGTAAAGGTCTTTTGTAACTTCAACGTCCTGAATGCAATATTCCAGCATATCCTCGTTGAATGCTTCCCATGCTGTTTCATTGTCTTCAGCATACGTTCCCTTTAGGTTGCCTAGTCGATAGCCAAAAGCCTTAAGGCTGAAGCGCCCAAAAAGATTACTGGGAAGAATACCACGCCTTACTAATGGGGCGTCATAATCGTTGATGTTAGAGTAGACAAGTCGGGATAAGACAAGAGTATCTACCACTTTCTCATGGTCAAACTCTACACCGTACAATTTGGTAAGCACTGGTAAGTCAAATGCTATAACGTTATGTCCACATATCTGGTCACCACTGAGTAGTTTCTTGATACCTTTGTCTATTTCGTTTGGTCTGTACGTGAAGACCTCACCAGCATCATTGATGATTACCATACAGTGCACTGTTGAGACCGTATCAAGTAAACCGTCTGTTTCAATATCAAAGAATAACAATCATACTCACCTACTTATTCAAGAATTTCTCATAGCGTTCAATCTCAAAGTCATTACGTCCCTGTTGGTCAAAATGCCATGAGTTATACGATTTGAGCTTCTTGATTCTTTTCTTGATGAGTTTCACTTGCCAATGCTTGAGTGCTACTATTAGAAAATCAAGTAGTTCAATAAAAAATGCATTCATCATTGTTGTTCGCTCCTTTTGATTAAAGACCATTTAGTCGCTATGCGATTCCATAAAGTTTTTTGAAGTGCAATTTCATAGGCTTCATATGGCTTCTCTGATTGCTGTAATGACATGTTCAGTTCATCGTATAGCTCATACAAGTAGTTATCAAAATGAGCCACAACATTTTCAAAATTCATGTTGCTTTGTGTCTTCATTGGTGTTCTCCTCATCAAAATCAGGTACTCGTAAGCGATTAATACCTTTGTCAAAATAAAGATAGCCACCTAGACCAGTATCACCAGTACACCTACATTTCAGTATGCGTACCTTAATGCGATTCTTTTCTTTGTCTTCAGTGGCTTGTTGATTTCTCTCAAGTGCAATAATGGTATCTGAAAGTTGAGCCAGTGATTGACTACCTCGTAAATGATTCAAACTGATGACGCCACCTTCTTCATGATTGCTATTGTCTGTGCGTTTCAAGTGACATATGGCTATGAGACCTACTCCAGTTTCCTCAACTAACGAACGTAAACGTGTCATAAGCACGTCTATGAGTTTTCGCTCGTCCTTGGTGTCTATTCCACTCACTGCAATGCTCAAATGGTCTAATACCAAAAAGTCACACTTTTCAGTAACAGCCATGTACCTCATTGCACTCAATATTTTGTTTTCTGCTAGACTACCAAAATGGTTATACAAGACAAAACGCCCTGTTCCTAGGGTCTCATCAAATGCGGTCTTGTATTCATCTTCAGTAAGTCCTTGACGTGATATGTGTAGAGGTTTACCAACATGTATACTCATAATACCTTTGGCGGTGCGCCTTATGTTTTCCTCTAGCATCATAACGCCTACTTTTAAGTTTTTATTCATAGCAAGGTCATACATGATTTCTCTTGCCATGGTTGATTTACCAATGCCAGTTCCGGCGGTTAGTAACACGATTTCCCCCTTGCGTATTCCTTTGGTCATATCTTGTGCTTTTATGTCCCACGGTAAGCTATATCCAACTTCTTCTTCAGGTTCATTCTTCAGTTCTTCCCACAATGTACTACCGTTGACAATGTTCTCAGGGGTATACGCCTTAGCATTACTAATGGCGTCCATGAGTTCCCTACCGTGGTCTGCCAGTAGGTACTCATTTGGGTCTTTGTGCTGATTTAAGACCACTACTTTCAATCTGTCAGCTTCAAGAATGCCCTCTACACTCTTGACTGCTTCCCTTCCGGCTTCATCATTGTCAAAGATAACCACAACTTCATTAAAGTGTTGTAGCCATTCAAGATTACTTTCAAATGTCCTTCTTGCGCTCTTAGCGCCCTTTGGTAGGCTTACTACTGGGATAGTATTGGCGAACATTTGTGATACCGTTAAACAGTCAATCTCGCCCTCTGTGACTATCAATTGGTCTCCACCACTATACAGCTGTTGTCCGTAAAACGTATCGTTAATGCTTCCTAACACACAAAAAGTCTTGTCGGCAAACCTCAACTTTTGCCCTGTAAGTTCACCATACTGGTCATAATAGTTTGCGACTTGTACCGGCTTTCCATTGTATGTTCCTTTTTGGTACTGGTATTTCTTGCATGTATGCTCTAAAATACCTCGTTTTGGTAAATTACTGATATGGGTTGACGATACCCTACTGGTAAATACTGAGTTGCTTATTTGTCTTTTGTCATTGTTTAAAAATTTTGTTGTACCACAAGAAAAACAATGGGTATGTCCGTCAGAATACTCTGAGAGTGCATCGTGACTACCACAAGTTTGGCAAGGCAAATGTGCCTTAATTAAGGTTGATTCTTCCATAGTTAAATCAACTCGTCTTTAATACTACCTTCAAATTCCTTATATACTGCCTGAGGGTATTTACTGCATAACTCAAGTACTGCTTTTCGCTGTTCCGGCGTTACCTTTTTGGCGCTCGGTGCGTCCACCAGTATCGTGTATGCTTCCTCAGTTTCATCAATTTCAGCGTTGGCTACTGCTTTCTCATCACGTCCCTCATGAATTTCACCTAAATAATTCACAAATGCGTGATAAGGGAAGAATAAGTAGCCAGCTTGTTTCGCCTTCATTGCCACTTCTTGAAATGTCAATTCGTCCATATTTTTGAATAGACAAATGATTTCAGTAGTGGCTTGGCGTTCTCTTAGCTTTCCTCTAATTACTGCCATGTTTCTCCTCTATCCACGCTAATGGTATACTGTCTCCAACATGGTACATAAAGCCGTGCTTTTTACACCAGTCAGAATATTTTGTCTTCTTATTTTTCGTAAGCCATTGGTCTTTCTGAAAGACAAACCGTACATCTAGCTCAGGGTGCTCTTTTTGTATCTGTAAGTGCTTTGTGCGGTCTTCCGGTAAGAATAAACCTTTTGCCTCGATGATTATACCGTTAGACAACACAAAATCAGGCGTGTACTTATGAGTAATTGTGTAAGGATAACTTACTGATTCATACTCAAATTTCACCTTATGAGACAACAAATGCTTCTTTATTTTCCCTTCAAAGTTAGAACGTACTGTTTTGTCTACACGCTTTCTAAAGCCACGCCTACGGTTAAAACTCCATTTCACCGTCATTCAATTGGTCACTTTCTGGTTTTTCTTTGGTCTGAAAGCCGTAACTATTAGCATCATTACCGCCACCATAAGCGACTAACTCAGTCACGCATACAGCATTTAATCGTAAAGTGACGCCAAAGTTCTTACGATTAATCATGTAACAGTGTGGTGTCACATTGATTTGTACCTTACTACCATTGCCAATAAGAGTTCCCTTTGGTGCTGGTTCACCATACTCGTCAAAGATTGGTAAGGAACGTTTGACAATTTCACCAGTTGTTTTGTTTTGGTACTCGTGCTTTGTCTTAGCTTTGACGCATTCACGTGTTTCACCATTGGCGGTGGTGTTGTCTTTAATTGGTAAGTTCAGTGTGGTCTTAGGGTCAAGTTTCCAGCCCTGTTCCTTAGCTTCCTCGTTAAATACATTCGCAAGGTGCATCTGAAGTTTAGCCATTTTGTCATCGTCCTCAAGGTCTACCATGATTGAGTAGCCAATAGGGGAGCCGTTGTATTCCTCAGGCTTTTGTACGTGCGCCCAATAGGCGGTTCCATTAATTAAAATTGTGTTATTGCTTGCCATTTTGTTCTCCTAGTCTTCTTCTAATAATTGGTCATAGAGCTCACCTTCTTGTTGTAATAAGTCGATGTTCTCATTAGTTAAATCAAAGTTTTCCTCTAGTGCTTTTGTTAGCTGTATCTCAGCTTCTTCAATATTCTCAGCAAGTTCTTGTTGTACTCGTGCTGTTACCTTGAACAATTCATTTAGAATTTTGTCAGCTTTTTCACCGTCAATCCAGTTCATGTATAAGATGCTACAAGTATCATAAAACTCTGCATTGATTGCACTTAGTTCATTAATAGGGTCATTTTCCTGTACTGCCATTAGTCTCACCTCGGTCTGTTACTTTGGTATAAGTAGTTAACTTTTTGAGCTTCATGCGTGTATCTTTCACGACTTCCATTTGGAACAAGCGGTCTCCCTTATGGAAGTAAAAGGCTGCATTGGTTAAATTCCGTACGATTGCTTTTACTTCACCTGTAAAGTCTTCATCAATGATACCTTCTTCATTCGCTAATTGAATTGGGTAGTACATTGCCACGCTAGACCGCAAGTGAATGCGTACGGAATAGCCTTTTGGAATATCCAATTTAAAACCAAAAGGGACTAGCTGGGAAGTGCATTCATGCTTACCAGCAATTCGCAAGTCATCTTTTAGGTATACATCAAGACAACTCGCTCCTTTTGTCTTGTACTCTGGTAGTTTAATATCATCTTCTAATGGAAAGACACCTAAAACTGGTTTAGTTGGTGCTGTTGTCTTAGCCGTTGTTGTTCGTTCTGTTGTTGCCATGCTCTTTCACCTCGCTTATTAATTTATTTGCATAGTTTGCTAGTTTTTCATAGTCTTTTAGACCTTCTTTATTTCGATGTAGATACTTCTGAATGTTCCCTTTTAGAAAGCCTTTGTATTCTTCAAAAGTCATGTTGGCTTTCAAAATGTCCCACGGTTCAATACCTAGTTTCTTATAGTGACTGTCATGTAAAGGCGTATCATCATTAGATACAACTTTTATTTCATTTGTCTGCTTCAGGCTATCTAATACTTTTTTGGGAATACTTTGAGAGTTTGCGTCAATAATTAGTGATTCTAATACTTTTGCTCGCTTATCTAATTCTTCATTGCTTGATACACCTATTAATTCTTTACGTTCACGTTCATTAAGGTCATTAAGTAAAAGTTTTACGTTCGACTTCATGACTACCTGAGCCCTTTCAACTTTGTCTAGTTGCGTCTCATCTTCACTAATGCGTCTAACTACTCGGTCAATCCTTCTGTCTAACTTAAAGTAGTCTGCTCTAGTTCGTTTGTCTTCTCGCTCATGTTCTGCTAGTACAACGTAAATGTCACAAATTAGACAAGCCAATACTGTCATCAAGACAAAAATAATAATTGTCATTCCTCTTGTTCCCCTTCCTTTATGAGCTCATCTTCAAGACGTGCCTTAAGATTCTCTAATGCTTTAAGTTCCCTCTTTGTATGCATGATTTCTACATCAATGTTTAGTAGTGCGATTCTTAGCACTGTTTCTGTTTTGTTTTGCTTCTGCATTTTTTATCAACTTTCTTTTATAACTACATTCAGGGCTACAAGTGTTACTTCTTGTATTCTTTTCAAATGGCTTTCCACAAATGATACAGTTGACTATTGGCTTAGGCTTCTCACTGATGCGCTTATTGTTAGCCTTAACTGCACAATCGTGTGAACAGTAGGTTCTAATACTGTAGTTTGTCTCAAAGACTTTTCCGCAATGCTTACAAGTGACAATATAAACTGGGCGCTCTGGGTCTTTCTTTATTTTCCTTGGTTGTGGTGTAGGCTTTTTTCTCTTGATAGCTTGGTCGATTTCCATGACTGTATCAAGTGATTTACAAGCATGTCCACCAGTGGTTATATAATGCCAGCCCTTAGAGTACCAGTAGCCATTCTTATTTACCGGTAAGAGCATATGTGCGCATTCGCCACCTATGCGGTCTCTTGTAATGTACTTATAGCCCTTCTTTTTGGCTTCTTTATAGTTCATTCGTCCTCAACTTCTTCTGGCAACCAACAGTACGCCCAATGTACTTTAGGTGTCGTTTCTTCACTTGTCCAGTCTGATTTGCCATCAACAAAGGTTGTAAAGGGTGCTTCTGGGGTCAATGGGTCATATCCAGCATAGTGTCCTTTACCAGCATATTTTTTATCTGGTAATGTTGATACATACACACGTGCTCCAATAGGTACGTCATTTAGCCATTTGTTATGGTCAAGTCCACGGTTATCATTATAAAGGCACAAAGGTTTATCAGCATTCCATTGTACGTCTACAAAACATTTAGACAAATAAGAAGGTAAGTAGTAGCTGTTTTCGTCTTCTTCATTTTCCCACTCGCAAAACGTATCGGTTTTCTCTGGTAATTTACTCCATACTGCCAATGAGCCGTCCCTATCACGTGTAAGCCACTTGCAACCGTTACTAATAAAAGTTTTCACTAAGTAATTACGCATTGGTTCTACTTCTTTACAGTGTTGAATGTCTTCATAAATGTCTAAAAAGTGTTCATTTTGTACATCTGGGAACAGTTCGTTATACTCTTGTACAACTTTAAATCCAAAGAATTTCTCTTTCCATACGCCTGTTGATGTAAGTGTTGGGTAGCCTTTGAATGCTGTTAAGTGATTCTTGTATGTTCCACCACTGTCACGTGTTAAGTACTTAAAACCTTGCTTGTATAGTTCTTCTAGTGCTTCTAATCGTTTCATTTGTTATTCTCCTTATATTCTTCAAATAACTCTATTGCCATAATCAACGTTTCTAATTCTATTCGTGTGTCATTTAGATTGCTTAGGCTTTTTCAGATAAGCTAATTATCATTCTGTTACTAATTCCTTTAGATACCTTAAAATCACTTGGTATTCCATTCGTTATTCCCCTCTTTACCCGTTGTAAGCCTTAGTGAGTGCGGTCAGTTCCTCTTCATTTCAGGTAGTCCAGACACATAAACTGGTGTTCCTTTTGGTAAACTTAGCCAGCGATTAGGTTTGACTTCACATGCTTCATCAAGTAGTACATAGGGTTCTTCTGAGTTCCATGTGATTTCTTGAAAAATATCTGCTATATACTTAGGAATTACCTCAGCAACCTCTGAGTAACTACAATCTTCTGTGTACTCCCACGCTGTTTCATCTTTAATCGGCTTTACTTTCCATACTTCTAGCGTTCCGTCCTCATCTCGCGTCATGTAGATATACTTATCTTCAACATATTTCTTAATTAAGGATTCACGACTTTTATTAAGATGTGCTAATCTTAGAATTTCGTCATCAATATTCAATAAGACACCGCATTTAACATCAGAAAACACATCAGTATCAGTAATTACTTCAAAATCAGCCCTTCTCATGTTTGGTACTTTCCAGTTTCCTACACTTGTCTGATATGGTTCACTTCTGTATGCAAATAGTGGCTTATCTACCTCTACTGGTTTTCTATCACGTCCAACGTAACGTAAACCTTGTTGTTGTAATGCAAGTAATACTTCTAGTCTTCTCATGTTGTGTTCTCCTTTATAAACCTAGTAATAACTGTTGTTGTCTTTTAGTTATCTTAATGACAACTGGTGGACTTAATAATAAAGGTTCTTCCTCGTTTGGGTTCGTCACACTTTCGGTAACTTTTAGAGGTTCTTCTTGTTTGTTCATATGGTGTTCTCCTTTCGCTAAAATAAGAAAAGACAAGGGAATGAAATAGTTGATAACATGGAGAGCAATTCCTTTAGTATCTTTGGTATACATTCAGAATTTCTTTAGTTTCCCTTGTCCTTCTTATAGATAAAATTAATGAAAAGAAAGTAAACCTTAAGTTTTCCTTAGGTGTACTCTTAGGAAGTTATTTTGGTCTTCCTTCTTTCCTGTTAGTGTGCCAATTAAAATTCCATACGTTTGTCTCTTAGTGGAACACATATTCAGACATAAGAATTTCACTTAAATCAAGAGTCCCCTTCTTTGGTATCTCAATGTCAGGTAGTTCTGTATCAAGTTCTTGTTCAACATATTCTTTGAAGCTCTCCAATGGCTTGTACTCTGTGTATAGCTTATAGAGCTGTTCACGCAATACACGTTTTAAAACTAGGGTCTCACCTAGGGAAGTACCAAAGCTGTCATGTATCGTTGTGTAGTTATTAAGACCAGCCTCGTTTACTACCATCATGAGATGTGTGCTGTCCAAACTATGAATAAAATTAGGGGCTACACCGTTTCGCTGATGGTTCTTATCGACTGCTTCTTTTTCTGTAGGCTCATCCCAATAAATACGTACACGCTTTTGAGCTCCTAGGCGTGTTTGAACGTATTTCTTCTCGATAGACAAATAGTTTTGTTGGACTGGTAAACCTAAAGGCGTCCACCAGCTAACAGCAATGTCAGCCTCATTCATCTTTATAGCTAATTTTTTCAAGAACGCCATTCCTGTAACGGCTGAGACAACAACATCCTTCACAACTTTAGCTATTTGTTTCGCTAGGTACTTACTTGCTGGTCTTGCTATTCCTTTAAAGTGTGGACTGTTGCGTACGATGTCTTCAAATAGCTGTTCACTAAATCCATACTCACCGCTACCATAGGCAAGTGTCATTACTGGTCTTTTGCATACCTTGCGGGTAATACCATGAGCCAGCCACGCCTGGGCAAGTGTACGTGTACCTGATACTGTCAGTTCAACTTCCTCAGGGTCATCTTCTTTTGATTTATACTTGTTTTTTGCAATTTTTGTCTCATCAATCGTACCTGTGAGGGCGTCTTGTTCAACAAGTTTAATAACACCATCGGCAACTTGCTGGTAAATATCCTCAGGCTTCTCATGTCCGCTCGTGAGATTTACTGCATTGCCACCAATAGGGTCAAGAAGCATAGCGCTATAGTGCTGAAGACCACTACACGTACCATCAAAAGCTATAGGTATTCTGCACATGTAGCCAATGATACTACCGCCGTGTGCCTCTTTGTATTTAAGACACTCAGCATACTCATAACAGAACGCTAGGAATTGCAATGGTTCATCTGCCTGTTCCCACCAGTCTGACACTAGGTAGTCTTCAGCGGTTAAGAGGATTCTCTGTGTGTTCTCCTCTACCCATTCACATTGTTTCGCATAGCCGATTTTATCGTTGCCCCATAGGTTTGACCCTTGAACCTGTAGGGTTCTGAAGTCTTCCTCATGACTGCAAGGGACAGGCTCAGCATATAACAAAAGGGACTTCATGAGGTCATCTCCCTGAAAGTTGAAAAATGGAATTGGATAGATACGCCCTCGAAAATCAATATTGCATGGGAAGTATATCTTTTCGTACTTTGAGAAGTCCTTTGCAAAGTTAACGGTCTTATACACTCGTAAAGCCTTTGATACTCGTGATAGTTCCTGAGCCCTTAACTCTTTGATAAGCTCTTTATGACGCTTCAGGTCTTCCTCTGTGTAGTCCCCTGTTAGCTCATGAGGCAACTCAATGGGCTCTAACTTCTCAATTCCAGCACGGTTTCCACCTTTTGAAACTAGGTAGTTAACCGCCGTTAAGACCTTTTCATTAATCGTGTAGGCGGTCTCTTGTATAGCGTTTACGGCGCTGAAGACCTGAGACAAATCCACCTCAGCCAATTTTCGTAAATAGTTGCGCCCTGTGCGTGAGCGTTGCGTTGTCCAGTCAAGCCTCATAAAAATAGCGTGATAGCTTGCAACGTCATAATATGCGCCCTCATTAAGGGAAGCCCATTTTGTTGGTGGTATGATGGTAGGGACAAACATATTCACTTTTGTACTTACGTTGTCAATATTTTCTCTCCATATTGAAACTAGGGTATCTGAAGCGATAACATGAATTGACTTTGCGTCTTCCTTGCTATACTCAGCCAGCCCTGTAACATCAATAAAGATATTTAAGAGCTCCATCCCTAAACAATTTAGTTGCTCATGAGTTGGCTTGAAAAACTCATATTGCTCATCATTGGTAACCTCTTTAATATAATTCCATTTGTACCTCAGAAGGTTTCGCTTTTTGAGCTCTTCTTCAATAACGCTCTTTTGATGGTACGTTGTAAGCTGAGACATAAAAGCGGACAACTTGCACTCATAAAAGAGGGCTATACCTATTTCACTCGCAATACTTGAGGCGGTTATATAGTGTTTGTTGCCCTTAATAACTGCATTGATGACGTTCTCAAACGTATAAGCGCAAGCATTCAAGACAACTTCATCATGTCCTACGGCGTCAACGATTGCCTGTAATAGCTTCTTATAGGTCTTTTGCACGCCCCGCCTAGGCTTAAGCTCATCAGTGAGCCACTCATCAATTGCTGTTGCTAGGCTCTCACTGACATAATTAAGTAGCCCCTTGCCTACTTGAGTTTGAGACGCTCGCCCCTTCTCTTGTTCCGTCTCATGGCGTTTAATGAATAGCTCTTTTGCGTATTCCTTGTACTGTCTTTCAAGGCTAATTTGGTCTTCTAAAGTGTTACTCATGGTCTTGTTCTCCTTTACTAAAACTAGGTCACTTTTCGCCGTATAAGGGCTTTTCTGTTGGTTGTCCGATAGATAACCCCTGAGGTGTCTCAAGCGGTCAATTTGCCGCCTTTTGAGGCTGAGGAACAAACCAATTTACCGTCTCATTATATCGAACATTTGTACTAAATAACATCTATTAAATAGAACAAATGAGGTGTATAATAGTACATTTGTTCACATTTTGGGTATAAAAAATAGAGGGTACTCAATTCGTACTCTTAAGTCCCTCTATTTGTTCGATTTAGCGGACCAGTGCGTGCCCTACCTCATTTACAAACGTTGCTATGAAGTACATGCACATGGCAATGGCGGCTATATGTGCAGTTATGCTAAAGACCTCATCAAAGTATTTCATATTCTCTCACGTTCCTTTTTTACTTCATAATCGCTCTGACAGTTGATACTTTCAGCCACCGTATCAATGTCAGTAAAATCAATACATACGTCTTCATACTTAAAGACCTTTGCAATTTCATCAATAATTGAGCTTTCTATGTCTCCCCGCATTATCACGCCCTGATTAACGTGAGACACCTCATATATACAACGATATAAATAGAGGTCTAACGTCTCTAAGTACCCCACTATATCATCTACGCCCCAACATGATGGCATGTCATAACGTTGTGTTATATCCTGAAGTGTCCCAATGCAATTTATATGATATGGGTTGCGGGCTTCAGGGGACACGATGAAAGTTGCGTATTCATTGTATTTATAAAAGCACTTAATTTTTCTCATGGTCTTGTTCTCCTTTGATTAACTTAATAAATTACATTTATAAGGGCTTCATTATGTAAACACTTGTAATACATATTATTCATTTCAAACAGAATAGCAGTTGTTTCATAACTAGTCTTAGCCTTGCATATTACTGTTATATGTTGCCCACTTTTTAATTCTTTGAATTCTTCAGGTGTCATATTTGTAATATCTATAGCGTCTTCCCTTTTTATTTCTTTATATGACATTTTGAAACATAACATTTTTAGTTCCCCTTCTTATAAGACCATTGCGACTATTTTAGTATCAATTGCTTTATATACGATGCCGTCCATCAAGAATACAACACCTGTAATTTTTTCAGCATTTCGTGAGTAATAAACAACGTCCATATATTTTTTATGGCTCAAGTTTTTAAACTGTAAAAAAGTTAAGTTTGAAACGTCTTTCGCTTGGTAGTTTCTAATTGTTCTTTTAGTTGTAATCTTTCTCATGTGTCTGTACCCCTTTTCTTTACTATTGGTATGTACCAAGAGTTTAAAATTTTTTGGGGCTTTATCGTACTGCCCCTCTCTATGGTTTAAGTATAGCATGGTATGTACCTAATGTCAATCCCTTTTTTACATATTTTTTGTATTCCCTTTTTATATTTACCATGATATAATATAAGTATATAAATACTATTATATGTATAGATAAGGAGAGGACACCATGAAAGACAACAACATGAATCAAAAAACGTTTATTATTACAGGTCATTAAATAGTGATGGGCGACTAAATATCAAGTTGCCGACTGAGTTACATAATGACTTTAAAAAAGTAGCTCAGCGGCAGGGCGTAACGGTTTCCGAATTAGTAAAGGAGCTGATGATAGAAAAAACTATTGGGTTTCATAAAAAAGACTAATTCAGGTGTTGACTTTTGGTGTGTACCATAGTATAATACAAGTAAAGATAGGGGTTATCTTAAGACCCAAAAATATTTAACACAAAAGGAGAACAAGACCATGAGAAAGTATACAGTGCGTGAAAATAATGATGGAATAATTCATTTTTACAATTACTATGCTGATACGGAAGCTGAGTTAGTAAAGGTAATGTTAGATGACTATATCATCAATTGGTTATCTGAAGACACCGAACAGACACAGGAAGAATTAAAAGAATGGTTCTCAGACTGTGAAACAATAGTAGAATTAAATAAAGCGATTGGTTTCAGTTGGTACTCAGTCGAAATTGATAGTTCTGAAAAGTTGTATCAAGGGACTGAAGCGGACGAATTCCCTAGTTCTTTTGTTGATGAGGTCAAGAGCGATTTAGAAGACGTTCTCGGTTGTCTCACAAAAAAGACACTTGATGAATTACATCGGGTTATCTTCTATCATAAAAATGATATTCTTGTTGATTATGCTTGTTTTATTAAGTACAACGATGAGACAGTTACATACTTGAAAATTCTGAATGGATTTCTCATGACCTTTACAGGTGACCCATTATCCTCTGAAGACGTTGTAAATATTCTAAAGTTGCCGCTTGATTGCTGAGGTTAGACCATGAAAGTAACTATTATAAAAGGATACGAAAGTGGTGAGGAGTTCACCGAATTGAAATTAATTTCGTGTTCTGAAAGTGACTGCATAGAGTATCTTTCAGACATTGGAGAGTTTGCCGATTTAGGGGTTGAAATTTCAAAAAGGGTTGCCAGATGTAAAACACTGAAGACACTCAATAAGATTCTTCAACCTTTCAATATCCGATACGAATTTACAAAAGAATAAAGACATAAAAGACCTCAAGAGTGAGACAATAAGTCAAACCCTTGAGGTCTTTTGTTTTACCTATTTGAAAAACACTTGATATCCAAACAAACAACTGATGAAGACCCATAGTGTTCCAATGACTAGTAATGTATCACTGTCCCGTTTTCGCATAGCGTCCATCACAATGCCAGTCATAAAGGCGTAAAATATTCCTGCTACTATGTAGACTTCTGTATTGCTCATAGTCTTACCCCCTTTACTATTGGTATTCGTCACGGTTTCCTTATTTTCCTGCTTATGCACAGACACGAATATACTTGAGGTATTCCCTTTATGGTCTATTGATTTCTTGAGTTATCCACCTCGATTACTTGTGTCTTGTCTATTGGTTGTCTCTATGTGCACCACTGGTTATACTTCTATGATACACCAGTATTCTTTTAGAGGTTTTATACCTTAGTTGCTCTATGTTGTCTATTGGTCACTGGTGGACGGTCTTTTGATAACCAATGGTTTAAATATGTGAATAATCTTTAGTTTAAACCATTGGTTATCAAAAGATACAAGGGTTTAAGGGAAGGTATTCCCTTTGTTTAATAGATTGAGATACTGTTGTTAGTCTTGAGTAAGACTTTAGATATTACTGTATGTTAGACCATACGTTATACTGTGTTGATGTGTATTGTTGTTTTGAGATAATACTATGAGTTAGACTTTAGTTGTGCTGATGAATTAGCTAATGGTTATCCTAGGGAGTAACGCTGGTATCGACTGCCTTTAGCTGGACATGAAACGTCCCACTCACCTACGTTATAAATTGAATAATAAGATAGGAGAACAAGAGTAGTGAATTGATATGATGAGCTTTGAGACAGCCCTATGGGGGACATGAGAAATTTCTAAAGGATACATATGGGCTCACAAATTTTTACCAATTTTTACCTTTTGCCATATCTAGTGTTTGTCCAACTGTAACTATATGTTGTCAAAATATGAGGTCAAACTAATGGCTAAACCAGTGATTCCTGAACCATTCGTCAAGTTTTTATGTATTTTACCATAAAATTGTACAAAAGAGAATTTTTCAGGAATTTATTTTGATTAATAAAAGTATTTGAGTCCATATTAAAGACGGTAAAATAATATCGAAGCAATAACTTAATAAAAAATCAATAAAGCGGCTTGAAGCTACCTAAATCTTCAAACCGCTTTATTTTAGGATTGTAGTCTTACAATACCTTTTATTTTTATTGCTTAAAACAAC